TGGTCTATGTACGCTGTACTATAACACTTCTGGTAGTAATAACATAGCTATTGGTGGCTGTGCAATGCGTTTTACCTGCGCTGGCAATGATAACGTAGCCCAGGGATATCAGGCTTTGTATTGTAACTCTTATGGTAATAATAACACAGCAATTGGAAAGAAATCTCTGTACGTCAACAGCTCTGGTTGTAATAACACAGCTATTGGATATGGTGCACTCTGCGGAAATACCTCTGGTTCAAATAACACGGCTATAGGATGTCTTGCACTCGCCTGCAACACCACTGGTTCAAATAACATAGCTATAGGGCAAAGTGCACTTGCCTGCAACACCATTGGTTCAAATAACACAGCTATTGGCAATAACGCACTTTTTGCCAATACTACTGGCTCACATAACATTGCATTTGGATGTCTCGCAATGAATAAAAATGTGTCAGGATGTCATAACTTTGCTCAAGGATATTATGCACTCTACTGCAACACTATTGGCAGTAACAACTTTGCTGTGGGATGTAATGCACTTAAATATAACACCACTGGTGTTAATAATACGGCTATAGGAGATTGGGCATTACGCAACAACTCTAGTGGAAATAATAACACGGCTATAGGATGTCTTGCACTCGCCTGCAACACCACTGGTTCAAATAACTTTGCTGTGGGATGTAATGCACTCAACTGCAACACTTACGGTAATAGTAACTTTGCCGTTGGATATCGTGCACTTTTCATCAACACCACTGGTTCAATTAACACAGCTATTGGATGTCAGGTACTCACCTGCAACACCATTGGATCTAGTAACTTTGCCGTTGGATATTTTGCACTCTATGGCAACACCGCTGGTTGTAATAACACTGCAATTGGATGTAATGCACTCCGCTGCAATACCATCGGTATTAATAATATAGCCATTGGATATAGTGCACTATATTGCAATACCACTGGTTCAAATAACATAGCCATTGGACATGCAGCACTCGCCTGCAACACCACTGGCACAAATAACTTTGCAGTTGGATGTTTTGTACTTAAATGTAACTCTGGTGGATCTAATAACTTTGCTGTAGGCTACCAAGCTCTTGCTTTTAATACTATTGCTGATAATAATACCGCTATTGGAATTAGTGCGCTGTTGTGCAATACCACTGGTGTTAGTAATACGGCTATTGGATATAGTGCACTATGCGCTAATACATCTGGATCAAATAATACGGCAATTGGATGTAATGCACTTAGATGTAACACCACTGGTAATAACAACACAGCAATTGGATTTAATGCACTCTACGGCAACACCACTGGCTCAAATAATTTTGCAGTTGGATGTTTTGCACTTAGATGTAACTCCGGTGGATCTAGTAACTTCTCTGTAGGCTACCAAGCTCTTGTTTTTAATACTATTGCTGATAATAATACCGCTATTGGCAATTCTGCGCTGGTGTGCAATACCACTGGTGTTAATAATACGGCTATTGGATATAGTGCACTATACACTAATACATCTGGATCAAACAATACGGCAATTGGATATCTTGCACTTAGATGTAACACCACTGGTTTAAATAACACAGCTATTGGATATGGTGCACTCTACGGCAACACCATAGGCTTACATAACACAGCTATTGGGTGCAGTGCACTTAGATGTAACACCATTGGTTGTAGTAACACGGCTATAGGATATTTAGCACTTCGATCAAATTCAAGTGGCAACCATAATACTGCTATTGGAAATAATGCACTTTATACCAACACCACTGGCTCAAATAACACAGCTCAAGGATATCGGGCACTCTACGGCAACACCACCGGCTCAAATAACACGGCTCAGGGATATTGTGCACTTAGATATAATACCATTGGTAATAATAACGTTGCAATTGGATTTAGTGCACTCTACTGCAACAGCAATACTGGCTCAAATAACACGGCCATTGGATGTTGTGCACTCTACAGCAATACTACTGGGTGTTCAAACATTGCTATAGGACAACAAGCAATGCAGTGCAATTCTACCGGGTCTTTAAACATTGCTATAGGACAACAAGCAATGCAGTGTAACACTTTTGGAACTTATAACACTGCACTGGGATTCAAAGCTCTGTATGGTAACACTACAGGTAACAATAACGTTGCAATAGGATGGTGTTCGTTAGGAAACAACGCTGGTGGCCTAGCCAACACAGCTATAGGAAATACGGCGCTCCGCTGCAATACCATAGGTAATAATAATACGGCTATTGGATGTCTTGCACTCTCCAACAACACCTTTGGTTGCAATAACACAGCTTTTGGATTCAGTGCACTCGTCTGCAACACTACTGGTTCAAATAACACAGCTATTGGACATTGTGCACTCTACGGCAACACCACTGGCTCAGACAACATTGCAATTGGATGTCTCGCAATGGCAGTTACTTCTGGTGCTAGTACAAGCAATGTTGCGCTTGGAACGCAAGCACTTCGATTTATCACCAATGGCACTAATAACGTTGCTATTGGATGTTTCGCACTTAAATGCAATGTTGGCGGAAATAATAACATAGGTATTGGAAACAATACACTTGCTGTAAGTTCTGGATCCAATAATGTAGCCGTTGGCGGCGGCACCCTTCAGAACAATACCACAGGTAATTTTAACATAGGTATCGGATACTGTGCACTCGCCTGCAACACCACTGGGTGTAGTAATACAGCGATTGGTATATGCGCACTTTATTGTAATCAATTTGGTAACAATAATTTTGCTCAAGGGTATAGTGCCCTATGGGCTAATAGCAGCGGATGCAATAACATCGCAATTGGTGATCGAGCACTGTGCAGTAATACTTTTGGTTCATATAATTTTGCCGCAGGCCAGTTGGCTTTGCTGAAAAATACGTCTGGATGCAATAACATTGCAATAGGGGTATGCGCACTTTATAACTCAAATTCAAGTACAACTAATAATGGAAATATTGCTATTGGTTGGCTTGCTGGTAGTGCCAACACCAGTGGTTACAACAATATCTTTATTGGTAATAATGCTCAGAACATAAACACCAGTAGCTGTAACCAAATTGTAATTGGTACTACTGCGTATGTTAGCCAATATGCACCTAGCGCAACTTGGACTGCAATTTCGGATGCACGTGACAAGACCAATATTGAAACTATTCCATTGGGTTTAGAATTCTTGAAAGAAGTTCGCCCAGTTAGGTTTACTTGGAATTTAAGAAATACAGATGATTCTCATCCACGTTTTGGAATGCCGGATAGTGGATTTATTGCTCAAGAACTAGCCGATACTGCTAACAAATACGGAGTTAGTGAATGGCTTAAAGTTGCAACTGGCGAAGGTACTAATCAGATGTATGCAGATCCGGGAAGATTATTGCCAGTTACTATCAAGGCAGTTCAAGAATTGTCTGATTTAGTTGATACATTAACTGCTAGAGTAATAACACTTGAAGAAAAAATTCAGCAGCTTGGCGGGTAGGTTAAATAGTAGCACTTAACTATGTGCTATTATGCGACCACTTGGCGGCTCTGAAATATTAAACAATAACCTTGTAAAATACACTGGACAAGATTGGCAAACCAATGTTAATCTTGTCCTAAGTGTCTGTGACTCTGCATTCATTGATCCTAATCGTGTAAATGTTATTTGGCAGCATCTTGCCTACGATCAAGGCGCAATTAGAGGAATGGCTGACTCTAACTTTATACAAGCAATAGATCACTTTGTCTATGTTAGCAACTGGCAACGTCGACAGTTTGAAAATAGATTTGCAATAGATCTAAGCGAAAATCACGTGATTCGTAATGCAATTGAGCACATTGAATTCAAAGAAAAACCAAACAATAAGATCAAACTAATCTATACATCTACACCCAATAGAGGCCTAGCGGTATTATTACAAGCATTCAAGTTACTCAATCGAACAGATATAGAACTTACTGTATTTTCCAGCAATATAATCTACGGTAAAGGATACAGCAATCAACTTGCTGGGCAACACGACTACCTGTTCCACCAGTGTCGAACAACTCCGGGGATTGTCTACAGAGGTTATGCCACAAACAAGGCAGTAAGGCAAGCATTACAATCTAGTCATATCTTGGCCTATCCCAGCATATACGAAGAAACCAGTTGCCTGGCTGCAATAGAAGCAGGTGCAGCAGGATGTAAGATTGTTACTACCAACTTGGGTGCATTGCCTGAAACTTGTGCCAACTGGGCGACCTATGTTGACTACAAATATGGAGACAATTTAGATCTTTTGGCAGAAAGATATGCAGAAATATTGAATCAAGAAATTGACAATTATCAAAATACTTGTTATACTGTAAAAGACCAAAGTATTTGGTTCAATGAACAATATTCCTGGCACCAACGTGGTCAAGAATGGTTGGAATTTTTTAATAAAATATGCGTAAAGTAATGATTGGCACACCGTGCTATTCGGGTCAAGTTGATGTCTGGTATACCAATAGTTTGGTCAATACCATCAAACAAAGTTATGCACACAATATAGCAATAACTCCAATGTGGGTCAGCTTTGATGCACTGATCCAACGTGCACGTAATGATACCGTGCATCTTGCTCTAGAAGGTGAGTTTGATGACTTGATTTGGATTGACAGTGATATTGAATGGGAACCTGAATGGTTTTTTAAACTACTTGATTATCCTGTGGATGTAGTTGGCGGTACTTATCGTAAAAAAGGTGATCAAGAAGAATATGTGGTTCGACAGTTGGGAAAACATTCACGGAATCCTGCCACTGGCTTAATTGAAGTCAGTGGTCTAGGTACTGGTTTTTTACGTATGAATCGCAAGTCTATGCAGTATCTCTGGGATACAAATAAACCTTATATTGATAAAAAAGACAACAAAGAACGTAGAATGATTTTTGATGTTATTATTGCCAATAGTGATCTAATGAGCGAAGACATTTATGCATTACAAAAATTGATTGATGGTGGATTTAAGATATGGTTGGATCCAAGCATGACTTGTAATCACATTGGTCCATATAAATTCAAAGGTGATTATTTTGCTTGGTCAAAGAATGGCAGCCCTGCCACTATTACTGCTCCTGCAATAGTGAAATCTACTGCAAAAAAAATCCCAACTTTACCGCGCAGACAATTATGAACAAGAATTTTATCATGCTTTCCGGACTTCCCCGTTCTGGAAGCCAAGTATTAAGTTCAATGTTGAATCAACATCCTGAAATATATGCATCTACCACAAGCCCAGTGGCCGACCTTGTAGGCATTATTGGCGAACAATGGCCCGCGATTAGTCAAGCATTGATCGATCCTGATCCTAAACAATACAGCAATATCATGCTGGGCGCAATTGATGGTGCATACAAACACATTGATAAGAATACCATTGTTGATAAAAATAGATTATGGCCCAGATACGGTGCTATAACAAGAAAAACATTTGGATTCAAACCTCAAATCATTTGTACTGTTCGTAGTATTCCTGATATTCTAGCATCTTATTGTTTGTTAATTGAACGTAATCGTGACAGAGTTACATTTGTTGATCAGGAGTTAATTGATTCAAGTTTGCCTGTCAATACTAAAAATCGCTGTAAGATATTATGGGAAAAATATATTACACATCCTTATAATAGTCTGCGTATGGGAGTTAATTCTGGCGATGTTGATATGCTATTTTTAGAATATAAGGATATTGTGGACAACGGTCAGGCAACTATTGATAAGATATGCAACTTTATCAACATTGATACTTTTGCATTGGATACAGGTAATCTACAACCCATGGATGAAAATGATGTATTCCACGGAGGATTGGTTGGATTGCATGATGTAAGACCTATATTAAAGAAAGCAAGTCCTCCTCCCGAAGAAGTGATTGGCAGAGAGTTGACCAACATGTATAGAAATATGCATTTAGAATTTTGGAGAAAGAAATAATGCAGAGCACAGTATATGCAATGATATCATGTAGATCGTCAGATCAATACACCAAGTCGGCAATCGATAGTTTTTTTAAAAATACCAAATTAACCAGCAACGATGTCTTTTATCTAATAGATAATGATGCAGTAGGCACCAATGCTCGCGCTAATATCACAGTAATAGTAAACGCTCAACCACAGTCCTTTGCTAAAAATATAAATGACATTATCAAGATTGCACAAGGCCGAGATGTAGTAATACTGAATAATGATATTGAATTTACTCCTGGATGGAGTGAACCATTAAAAGGCTATAGAAATAGTATATTGATTCCATCATGTAATCAAACACACTCATACACCAGCAGTGATGGAGCATTGGTATTGAAAGATTCAATGACACTTGATGAGTTTGCTAATGATACTTATAGACTCAATGAAATTGTTAGGCATCATCGATCTTTAGTTAAAGGTTTTTATGAAACGGTATTGATGCCATTTTATGCATTTAGATTACCTGCAGATGTTTATAACAAGGTTGGATTGTTTAATGAAACATTTGGACCTGCTGGTGGCGAAGATGTTGATTATAGAATACGAGCCATACAACATGGGTTTAGTGTAAAGTATGTAGGCCAATCATACCTTTTACATTTCCATGGTAAATCTACCTGGAATGGTCCTGAACAAGAACAGGAATTTAAAGAAAGAAATCAGTTTTATTTTCAACGCTTTACAGATGTATGGGGGTCCGATCTAGCCAATATGCTACTCATTGGTGGTCATATGCAGCCTGTGGTTGAAAAGTATCAATTATATCCATTCTTACAATCTAAAAAAATAACAGATATGATAAAACAATTATTGTTTGTTAGAGAAGGAAATAGTATAGTGTCTCTAGAGCAAGTATCTGCTGATGGATTATTAGAATATGTTAGAAAATTGGGTAACAATCTTATTGGTTGTGAGTTAGGCGTATGTCTAGGTTATACGCTTAGGTATTTTTTAGACAGATCAACTGAAATTAAAAAAGTCTATGCAGTTGATGCATATGAACCTTACATGGATCATTGGGGAATGGTAACTCAAAATTTAGTTGATAGATGGAAAACCGGTGCTCACGCATTATTAGACTCTTATAGTAATCAAATAGAATGGTTGGAATTAGATTCTATCAAGGCATCTGAGTATATTGCAGACAATGAGCTGGATTATATTTTTATTGATGGCGATCATAGTTATGATGCAGTGTCTAGAGATCTAAGACATTATTGGTCCAAGGTACGGCCTGGCGGAATATTTGCAGGACATGACTGGAATTTACCCGAAGTTAATCGTGCAGTAAATGATTTTAGAAAAGAGTTTGACATTGATACTGAGATACATTACACTAGTAAACATGTTTGGTTTTGGTACAAATAATCAAGATTTGTAGTACACTGATTATGGCTGTATTAAATAACGTACAAAGGGTATATAGATGAAAAAAGTTTTTTGGATCGACGGCGGTGCCGGTAGAGTTGTAGCAGCAATTCCGGCATTGCTAAAATATAATAGATTAAACCCTAACACCGACTGGGCAATTTTGATCGGCGCCTGGGATTTCTTTCTTTGGGGTATTCCAGAATTACAAGATCGTGCATACAACCTAGACACCAAAGGTGTGTTTGACAATGTGGTTAAAGATGCAGATATAATCATTACGCCAGAACCATATCGTAACCCTGCTTACTTTAGACAAGAGATCAGTCTAGTACAGGCATTTGATAGAGAGATCAACAACACTACCGATCATAGTGATCTAGGTGTTCCATCATTGGTATTCAATAGACAAGAGCAATTGGTTGCTGAAAATACACTTAGTGATTTGAAAAATATGCAGAAGCGTCCTAAGAATGTAATTTTCCAACCATTTGGACGTGGAGCAAAACTTGATAGGGACTTAATTATTGATGAAGAAAGCCGTAGTCTTGGACAAAAAGATTATTTGTTTCTAGTCCGTAAGTTGTCTCAAAAATATAACATGGTATTCTTTGGAGAACCAGAATTTCAGCTCAAAGCAGATACGTTTGCTCAAAAATATACTTGTGACCTACGTCAATGGGGTGCATTGATTGCACAGGCAGATTACTTTATTGGTTGTGATTCAGTTGGACAACATCTTGCACGAGCAGTTGGCACACCGGGATCAGTAATTTTTGGAAGTACATTCCCAATTAATACAAGTTATCCTGATTATTTTAATTGCATTGACATGGGACGAATTAAGAAATATAGTCCTATTAGAATTGCTGGTCTTGATGTATCACTATCTAATCGTTTGAACGAAAACGCCATGAACTTTAGTGATGTAGAATTGAATACAATCTATAATAGTATTGTAGCAGACATTGAAAGAAAAACAAAATAATGACATATAGTATTTTAGCAATTAATCCAGGCCATAATGGATCTGCTGCATTGGTAGTAGATGGCACCGTTGTTTATTATTCAGAAGAAGAACGTCTGAGTAGGATGAAGTATGATGGTAATCCATTTAGAGCAATGATTCATGTATTGGTTAATCATCAAATTGATGAACTAATAATAGGTGGAACAACTGATCAATTATCTCAATTGCCCTGGACTGGCGAAGATGCATACTCTGCTCTTGCGCGAAAGTTTAATCCAAACGTTAAAATTACTAAACTTGGTGGATTACATCACTTGGGTCACGCTGCTAATACATTTTATGGATCCGGTTTTGATACTGCCGCAGCGGTCATTGTGGACGGTGCAGGATCATTTCATCAAGAACAGGTAAATGAAAACTTTGTAGTAGGTGGATTTGAAACTGAAACAATTTATCAATGCTCTTATCCACATGAATTTAATGCCGTTTATAAGAGATATTCAAACGATCAATCTGCATACTATGACAATGGTATTCAAGAATTTGATAACAGTGTCACTATTACCAAAGCATACGAGGCAGTTAGTGACTATTTGGGCTTTGGCTTTATTGAAGCAGGTAAGACCATGGGGCTTGCACCATACGGATCACATGACGAAAATATTCCAGAGTTTTTTGTCAACGGAAAAGGCAATAAGAACTTATTGATTCCTCGCTATCCAGCTGGCGCAAATATTGATGAAAATCGTAATCCTTATTTGAAGAGATTTATTGACCCTAAAGAATGGCATAACGATTTCAATCTTGTACGTGATGTAGATAAAAATCTTGCATTCCACGTTCAAGCAGCAGTTGAAGAACAGATGTATGATCTAATACAAAAGGCTGTTGATATTACTGGCGAAACAAATATAGTTATTTCTGGCGGTTTTGGCTTAAATTGTGTGGCAAATTACAAGTTTGTTAAACGTTTCCCCAACTTAACCTTCTATATTGACCCTATTGCGCACGACGGCGGCACTGCTATTGGACTTGCAAGATATGCATGGTTTGTTCATTCTCAAGAAACTATTCCATCTGCGTTAGACACTGTATATCTAAGTGCACCACCGGATTATAATCAACTAGCAGTAATTAAAAATAATAACCTCAATGCTGAAATTGTTGATGCAACTGCTGCTGATATTGCACAACTAATTGATCAAGGTAATATTGTTGCATTATTCCAAGGACGTGCAGAAGGTGGTCCACGTGCGTTGGGTAATCGTAGTATCTTGTTTGATCCACGTAGAGCAGATGGTAAAGACTTTGTTAATCGTGTCAAACGTCGTGAATGGTTTCGCCCATTTGCAGGATCAGTTATGGAAGAACATGCCAACGAGTGGTTTGATATGGCAGGTATGCAGTCAAGTCCATTTATGATGTATGCTGTTGATGTTCGTAGTGACAAGGTTCAGCAAATTCCAGCAGTAACTCATGTAGATAATACTTGCAGAGTTCAAACAGTTAATCCAACACAGAACACTCATTACTACGAATTGATTAGCGAGTTTCAAAAGCTCACAGGTGTTCCTTTGTTATTCAATACTAGTTTTAATCTTGCCGGCCAGCCGCTAGTTGAAACAATTTTTGATGCATTGGTTACATTGTTTAATAGTGATATTGAATATTTGTACTTACCTGATATTGGTCAACTTGTCAAGAAGAATAAATGAACAAAACATACCATTTTATATCTGGATTACCAAGATCGGGCTCAACACTTTTGAGCTCTATCTTGAAACAAAATCCTAGATTTACATCTGGCATTAGTGATCCTTTGAACTCTTATGCTCATAGTATCATACGTGATACAAATACCGCGGTAGGAATGGATGCCGCAGTATCTATAGAAAAACGTCGAGAACTTATTAGAGATATGTTTGACAGTTTTTATAAAAATGATAATGAAGTTTGTTTTAATACCAATAGAGGATGGACTGCTGATACTGCCTTATTAAAAGATCTGTTCCCTAATTTTAAAATGATTGTATGTCTCAGAGATGTACCATGGATATTGGATAGTTTTGAACAACTCAATGCTAAAAATCCATATACTATCAAGCCATTATACCATCATCAAGAATTGGGTAATGTGCATGATCGTTGTAGAATCCTAATGGGCGAAATGCCTAACTATGGAGGGTATGTTCATGGTCCATTGATCAATGTCCAACAGAGTATGTTTAGTAACGAAATTGGTCATATTTGTTATGTAGAATATGATAACTTAGTAAGAAATCCCGAATCTGTATTGCGTCAAATATATACATTTCTAGGTGAAACATTGTATCAACACGACTTTGACAATGTTGAAGATACTTATGATGAATTTGATCAACAGGCCAAAATAATAGGGCTACATACTGTGCGCAAAAAAGTTGAATATCAAGATCGACGTAGTATACTACCTGGGGAATTGTGGGACAAATATAGTCCCATGAGTTTTTGGAAACAAAATTTTGATCAAAAGAAACAATTGAATTGGATCAATAGTTCATTACCTGCTAAACGATATATTCCTACCGTAAATAAACAACTATAAATAATAGGCTATAACAAAGGAGACAACCATGGCAACTATTCTAGATACTCAAGCACTTACTACTGAAATTGTTCTTTCAGAAAGACGTGTAACAACTGAGTTTGTTATTCGAGAAATTCACGAATCTGTTCGCAACAGATTTGTTCGCGCAGAGGTTGAACTCGGGCCATTCACAACTGAAACTTTTCCAAATGGCCGTACAGAAACTCGTGGTTCAAGTAACCGTGGAGTAACCGTATGGGAAAATGAAGCATATGATGCAGTACGTGACGTATGGCGCAATGAAGATCTAATAGAAAAAATTACAGAGATTTTAAACGGATAATTAAACATGCAAAAAATCCTAATCATGGGACTACCCGGTGCAGGTAAAACTTATCTTGCAACAGCATTAAAAAAATATTTAGAATCACACGGAGATCTTTTTAAAGTTAATCCTAGTAGATTGATGAATAACGAAGGTATCCCTTCAAGACAAGATCTATGTGTTCGTGTAGATTGGTTCAATGCTGATGAAATTAGAAAGCGTTACAATGATTGGGATTTTAGCCGAGAAGGCCGTATCCGTCAAAGTTTACGTATGGCAGAATTTGCATTAAGGTCTTCGGGTGATTATGTTATCTGCGACTTTGTTGCACCATTAGTGGAAATGCGTAATAACTTCAAAGCAGATTGGACCATATGGGTAGACACTATTGAATCTGGTAGGTTTGACGATACCAATAAAGCATTTGTGCCACCTACTGTATATGACTTTAGAATTACTGAACAAGATGCAGAAAAGTGGGCAGAATTTATTGGTGATCACATATTGGCAAATCGTCGTCGCCCTGTATTTGATTGGAAGAAAGAAACCGTTGAGCAACTTGGCAGATGGCAACCTTGGCATACAGGACATCGTGCATTGTTTGATAGACTGATCCAACGTACTGGACAGGTATGTATTATGATTCGCGACTGCCAAGGATGGCAAGGTAGTAATCCGTTTGCTATTGACCAAGTTAAAAACGCTATTAAAAGAGATCTTGATCCGTTGTATCAAGGGCAATATGAAATACTGGTAGTACCTAATATTACACATATAGGGTATGGCCGAGGTGTAGGATATACTATAGAAGAAGAAAAATTCGACGAATCTATTACAAGTATATCGGGAACTGCTATTAGAAAATCTATGGGATTAAAATAAAATGGGGAAAACTAGATTAACTCCAACAGTAATTCTAGTTTAGTTCGAATTGTTCGATTGCTGACACTATTCTTTACACCTTGATGCAATGGTCTAGGCCAGCAATCAATGGCACACCAAGCATATCCACTGTGTTCTCCATTAAGCGTAGGAACAAATTCTCGATCAACTATCAACACATAGGTGTTATATTGGAAGTTTTGATCATTACTAGTGAATAGTTCTAATGGTACTATTTTCTTTATGGTAGGTGTCTTACCTACTTCTTCCTGTATTTCTCTAGTCAGGGTATCAAGTGCAGTAACATCCCCTGGTTCTTTCTTACCACCAACTAGGCCCCAGGTACCAGCAGTTTTGCCCTGTGTGCGTAATAAAAACAAAAATCTCCCAGTGTCGCGAGACAGAAATAATCCACCACTGCAAATTACTGTGTTTAAAGAATTAGACGCCATAAGCCTTTATCGTAGATACCTTCAAAACTTTTACTCCAGGTATTATTACTCCACTTGTATTGTATACCTGTATATGAATTAGTTATATAAGTTGTCTCTGTAGCATCAGAAGAAACGAAAACAGTAACCCAAGCAGACCCGTCCCACTCAATAATATCATTGGCATAGGCCAATGGGTCTGTGCCATCAGTATTTTTCCAAGCATCCGGACCATCATAACCAGGTCTAGCATATTGATTATTAATATTGATATTTTCTAATATTAGATACCTAGTTCCTGTACGAGCCGTGCCTGGGTTATATGTTTCAGGATTTATAATAGCATCAACAGTTCCTCTTCCTTCAATAATGGTATTGGCAGGTACAGTATCTGCATCTATATTCAACATCATACGATTCTCATCATCGGGATCCATGCTAATGTAGGCAACAATTTCGTTGCCATCAGACTTCATTAGGCGCAATTGGCTTAGGCCAGCACGAAATTGTCCAGGATACATATCTAATATTCTTAACCAAGAAGTGGAGGTTTGCGGTACGCTTATATTAACTACATTTTCAACAACAGTATTGGGCATTAGTGTTGCCACATTGTTCAATACCAATAAATCAAAGTTTCCTGGAGTAAGTATGGTTTTGAGAACATCAGACCCTAAACTAGTCAAAACCATTTCAGGATTGGATAAATCGCTAGAGATTGTGCCTTGTGCAGTGGTAAATGCTGATGTGATAATTTTGGTAATGATACCCAATTGTTTGACCTTGGCAGGCGCAGTGATCCAAACATGTGCTTCAAAGGTCATATTTAAAATATCAATATCCTGCTCAAGACCCTGTGGCACTTGACGACTACTCCATGTATTGGTCATGAGAGTCAATACACTGATACTGGTCCAGTCTATGTAGTTGTCTGTGGTTTGTAGTTCTAAACTGGGTGTAAACAATACTGCTAACTGTTCAAATATTTGAAGTTTTTGATCTATATTTGTTGTCCATATATCAGCTGCAAAGGTAGCAAGATATGGCGTGGGCATTATACGCTCAACGGTATAATTAGAACCTTGCGTGTTCAGGTATGTATTATCAGCTGAATCTACTGCTCGTTCTCTAATATTGACCTTGCTGATAAAAGTAGGATCTTGCATACGAGCACGATCAAACTGTAGATCTTTAATATAGCAAGCAATGAATGGTGCGCTGGCAATGGTGTTTTCACTATTCTTCTTTAGTATTGCGCCCACTTGTCTATTCATGTCACCAAATCGAACTGGAATTTGTGTCAATTGGCCCTTGGCATCTTTATAACTAAAGTTGCTCATGATACGCATGAATTGTGTCAAGTATCTCTTTACTTGCCCGTCATAAAAGTGATCTGACATATTAATTATCCGCAGTAGGTTTTAAGGCTTTACTCAGGGCCTGGCGCTCTTGTACAACCTTGCCTGCAATGGTTGCAGTGTTTGTATTATTAATGAAACTGGTCTTCTGTGTTTGTTGTATAGGTTTGCCAGCATTAACTCCACTGGCTACATTTTCAGCGCCAAAGTTATTTAATGTCATGCGTACATTGTCTTCAAATTTGATCCAATGCGCACCATCATATCTAAACAATCTATTAGGCAGATAATCTGTTCTAAGATAAAACTCACCTTCTACGGGCATACTGGGAAAACTGATACCAGAACTATAGGGAGCACCATTTGGTGGAACCCCATTTCCAGACATGTAGCCTACATATAGGTCTTGACTGGGAGTTTGCAATACCAAATGTGCATCTGATAAAGTTAGATCAATTAATCCCGTACTAGTTGATATAGGTAATACAAACAAGTTGGTGGTATCAAAACCACTTGCAGGTGTATCATGATCGGCCTGCGCAATAATTTGATTGTTGATATCTATGCTCTTTTGATAGGTACTTAGTAAATCTCTTAAACTACTACCATCCTCGGCACCAGCATCACTATCTAGTATTTCTTTAAATTCTTGACTATCAACCAGTGGTACACATTTGGCACGCAACAAGTGTGGATACCATGTTTGACTATAACCTGAAGCAGGCCTGGTAACATCTTGAACCACATAGAATCGTTTCAATGCAACTAGGCTATCATCCAATGCGTATTCGTCTTTCATGTGCGGCAATTCAATTACATCACCGGACATGAGTTTTCTAGATAAAGTATCTACGGTATTTTTAAGATGGAATGTGATAAAAATATTGTCGTTTTGTAAAAATAAACCAAACTGACTCAAATTAAAATCTATATCTTGCATGGTATAAATTCCACGCATGACATATACATCCGGAGCATAATGACGATCACGATTTTCCATGAAGATTAAATCTTGAATGCCTAATTCTGGGATGGGATTGTTATTCACTGGTAATCCCGGCGTGCTAGTACCTGCCGCAGGATCTACTGGACCCATGTATCTATGCACATAGACATCAACTCCGCCAATTTGAAATTGCTGATCTATAGCCCTATCTAAAAAGCGAAAGTCATTGCCCTTTTCTGGGCGATAAAGTGATAATCGTGGAATTTTAATTCTCCTGTCTATATGTATTTATGGCTAAATATCAGTATGACCGAAACTGAAAACGAACGCCAAAAAGTTATTGATTATGTACAAGCCATGCTAGGCGCTGGCATGATAGACATAGAACTTGATCCTATACACTATAATACGGCTGTAGATCGTGCCTTGGCGAAATATCGTCAGCGCAGTTCCAATGCAGCAGAAGAAAGTTTTGGATTCTTAACCATACAGGTAGACCAAAACGACTACATTTTACCCAAAGAAGTTACCAGTGTTAGACAGCTTTTCCGTCGTAGCATTGGTAGTAGAACTGGTGGCGGTGATGGCGGTAGTTTGTTTGAACCATTTAACCTGGCATATTCTAATACCTATTTGTTATCTAGTACCAACATGGGTGGCCTAGCAACATACTATGCTTTTGCCAGTTATCAGAAACAAGTTGGTAAAATGTTTGGATCAGATATTAATTTTACCTTTAACAAGACTACCAAGTTGCTGACAATTATGCAACGTCCACGTTCATCAGAAGAAATTCTAGTATGGATGTATAATTATCGTCCAGATTTTAACCTGTTGCAAGACGAATTTGCCGGCATGTGGCTTAAAGATTATAGTTTGGCCACTTGCAAAATCATGTTAGGCGAAGCTCGTGAAAAGTTTGGTACAATTGCCAGCCCTCAAGGTGGCACTACTTTGAACGGTACTGCACTTAAAGCTGAAGGCAAAGCTGAGATTGAAATGTTAGAACTTGATCTAATCAATTACAAAGCTGGCGAAAATCCACTTACGTTTGTGATTGGCTAAACAGAAGTGAAGTAGATCTAGATCACATCTACAGTATACAACAAGGATTTAGGGACAGTATCCCACCATATATAATTGGACACCATACCAATTTACAAATGTTGGATAAACAAGAAAATTCTTCTAAGGGAATGAAATGTTCAAAATCTCAGGAACAATTATTTACAGACTTCTTTAACACGTTCACTGGAGAAATATAACTGGTTAATTTAATGTTGACTCTGTATAGCAGAATATGCTATACTTGTCAACATGAAACCAATTGAAGTATTTTACCATGTGTATATTCCAATTCATGATGTAACAAATACATGGGTCTGGTTTGTAGACCAGCAATTATCTTTAATTAGGGACTCGGGTTTATCAGAATGTGCTAAAGTTAATATAGCAATAACCATGCCAATGCACATAACTGAAGTTGCTGGAGTTAAATACCACACTGATAGTCATCCTCCAATTTATATTAGTTTTCATGAAAAAGTTAGAGAATATATAACAGCTAGATACTCGTTTGCCAATATATTAGATATAAGAGATATATCAGAATCTAACCTATTTGAGGCCCAAACTCTTAGATTTTTGCACAAAACCTGCTGTGAATCTACAGAAAGTATCAATGTATTGTACATTCATACCAAAGGTGTATATAGTGGATGTGTTGGTCCTAGTATTAGCAATTGGCGTGAAATATTGAATTATTATTTTATCACACGCTGGCGGGATTGTATTAAGAATTTAGAAAATTCAGATATAGTTGGGCTCACGGATGCCTATAAAGATCAACGAGTATTGAGTGGAAACTTCTGGTGGGCAAGATCAGACCATGTAAAAACTTTAATAATGCCAACGGAATGCGATGGCGTTCGTGAAAATGAACCCAAGAATCGGTATCCATTAGAAAAATGGATAACTGAAAATCAACCATGTATACATCGTATCCTAGACACAAATATTAATCATTATCAAAATTATTGTTTTTTAGAAGATTTGATAAAATTAGAACAACAAAATATTGACAATACAGTTTAAATAGTATAAATTATAGTATCACTGGAGGTCATTATGATTGTAGGTTTTGTAGGATTGATTGGTGCTGGTAAAGATACCGCCGCAGATTACTTGGTTAATACACACGGATTTAGACGAGATAGTTTTGCCAACACATTGAAAGATGCTGTGGCCTGTGTGTTTGGATGGGATCGAACTCTGTTAGAAGGCCGCACAGCAGAAGCCCGTGCATGGAGAGAACAACCAGATACTTGGTGGTCAACTCGCCTGGGGCGATCAATCACACCGCGATGGGTTCTACAGTACTGGGGCACAGATGTTCTTAGAATGAACTTCCATGATGATATTTGGATTGCTAGTTTAGAAAATAAAATGCGTAAAACTACCGATGATATTGTCATTAGTGATGTGCGCTTTCCTAATGAAATTCAAGCTATTCATAATTCTGGTGGCATCGTAGTACGTATTAAACGTGGTAAGGATCCTGAATGGTTTGATTCAGCAGTTTCTTTCAATTACGGACCCGATGGCAATTCTACGTGGTCACTAAGTAAAATGCAATTAGAACGAATGAAAATTCATGCAAGCGAGTATTCTTGGGTAGGTGGCAATATTGATTATACTGTTTACAATGATACCACAATAGATGAACTGTTTGAACAGATTGAATCCCTAATTAAAAGTCAGGAGTTAGATCACCCTGTTTCCATGGCAGCTTGAGTTTGTGCAGTATGCGTTGACAGTTGGCGCATACTGTTTTTAAGTTAGTGACTCGACAGTTTGTTGGATTACCATCTATATTGTAAACATTAAACTGTTCAGCATATTTAGAAGTGTATCCACAGCGATCGCACACTGCTTTCTTCTTGTAGCCAGCAATGACCCATAGAGGTTTGCCTGTTCCCCTGTTCTTAGAACAATGATCACACCTTGATCTATAGAAAGGTTGTCCTTCTTTGTAGTAGTTGATTGCTACTGGTCTCTCACCACACGTCTTACATAAATTTCTCATACTCCGCCCTTTTCACGCCCTTTTCACATAGTATTTAACCTTGTATTTTTTGGTAGAGTTGCTAAATAAAACAAGTAATCCATAAGGAGATATACAAAATGGCACTAGGTTCCCCAGGCGTACAAGTAACTGTTATTGATGAGAGTTTTTATACTCCAGCAGCACCAGGCACAACACCAATTATATTCGTTGCTACGGCACAAAACAAGAAAAATGCTTCAGGCACAGGTACTGCTCAAGGTACTACAGCAGCCAACGCAGGTAAAGTTTATGTAATCACCAGTCAGAGAGATCTTGCTGATACATTCGGTACTCCTGTATTCTATACAGATACCAATAGCAATCCTATTCATGGTGGCGAATTAAATGAATACGGTCTACAAGCTGCTTACAGTTTGTTAGGCGCAAGTTCAAGGGCTTACATTGCTCGTGCAGATGTTGATCTAGCACAATTAGTAGGTAAGACTAGCGCACCTGTTGGGTTGCCCGGTAATGGTACATACTGGGTTGATACCACAAGTTCATTGTTTGGTATCAACGAGTGGGATAACACCAAGAAATCTTTCACAGTTAAGACACCATTGATCATTGATAATGACAATCGTGCAACTGCCGCAAGCGGTGGCGTTCCATTATCTAGCTTTGGTAACAAGGGCGACTATGCGATGTTTGTTACATCAGACAATGGCGCTACTGTTGCAAACGCAATTTATTACAAAAAATCTGACAATACTTGGGCATTGGTAACTACTGGTTTTGACAGTACCAAATCAGTACAGATTAGTCCTCATACATCATACCCAGATACATCTGCTTGGATAACAGGCAGTGTATGGATTAAAACGACTACACCGGGACTTGGTGCAAACTGGTCTGTAAAGTATTACAACGGTAGCACACAGGCCTGGAGCACAGTTAGTGCCCCAATCTATAACAGCACACGTCAAGCCCTACAAACTCTAGATCTTACAGGTGGTGGAATTAACATTCCAGTGGGCAACTTGTTCATTGAAACCAATACTAATACACCATCTGCTACTTTTAAAGTATGGAGACGTAGTGCAGCTGGTGCAACTCGAGTCACAACAACAGCCACCGCATCAACAAGCGCTTCTACAAGTACATTTAGAATTAGAGAAACACTTGCTAATTCTAGTGAATGGGGGGACGTAGTAACTGTCAATATTCCACCAAATACAACTACAAATATTGCTTCTTTAATTCCAGCAGCAATTAGTGCGGCAGGTTTAACCAATGTTAGTGCTACCTACGATGCAGATAACACACGTTTAACAATCACTCACAAACTTGGTGGAGATGTTGCATTTAACGACGGTGATAGTACATTGTCCAAGATTGGTGTTGTTTCTGGAGTTACCAATCTATATGCAGCAGGACTGACTGAAAACATATTTACTACCTTGGCTACTTCGGCTACTACTAGTACTATAAGTACATTCACAATTAGTGATAAAGAGGCAAATACCAGTACATGGAACGCAGCAATCACAGTAACTATTCCACCAAATACAACTACAAATATTGCTTCTCTAGTTCCGGCTGCAATCCGCGCCGCTGGTCTAACCAATATTGGTGTCAGTTATGATGCCACCACTACAAAATTATCATTCACTCACAAATTAGGTAAAGAAATTTTATTTGGTGATGTTGGTGGTACATTGGCCAAGATTGGCATTACTACATCTACAGCATATGTTCCAGTGTTTCTACTTCGTGCTTCTAACTGGAAGCCTTTGGTTTATGAAGCTAAGAAAACAGCCCCATCTACCTTACCAGCAGACGGTACTTTATGGTACAGTTCCGCAGTTGACCAAGTTGACATCATGATCCATGATGGAACTAAATGGGTTGGTTATTTAAATGGCAAGGCTGGAACAAATGCTACAGGTCCAATTGTTAGTGCTACCCAGCCAACTACACAGACCAATGGTAATCCATTAGCTGATGGCGATATTTGGATCAGTACAAAAGATGCAAGCAAATACGGTCAAGAGATTTACGTTTACAACAATGATACCAAGAAGTGGGACTTGCAAGATGTTGCTGATCAATCAACACCAGATGGATGGTTGTTTGCTGATGCTCGTTGGAGCGGTGCCGGCGACGATATAGTTCCTGATTCTATACAAAAATTATTGACATACAATTATGTTGATCCAGATGCTCCAGATCCTGCATTGTATCCAAAGGGTATGAAATTGTGGAATCTACGTCGTAGTGGATTCAATATTAAGAAATATATCAGTGGATATATCAATAAAAATGCCAACAATGGACAAAATATCAGATATCAAAATGATATATTAGATGGATATTTTGCAGATCGTTGGGTCACGGTTAGCCCTAACAATGAAGATGGTTCTGGCAAGTTTGGTACACACGCCCAACGTGGTTATGTTGTATCCAAGATAAAGGCCATGATTGACACCAACGCAGCTATTCGTGACACAGACACATTGGTGTTCAACTTGATCGCTTGCCCTGGCTATCCAGAAGCCATTCAGAACATGATTGCGTTCAATACTGATCGTGGACAAACTGCATTTGTAGTTGGTGATACACCATTCCGTTTAGAGCCAAATGCTACTGCATTGAATGCTTGGGGGATGAATACAGCATTGGCTTATGACAATGGTGATACTGGTGCAGTCAGCTATGACGAATACATGGGCATGTTCTATCCAAGCGGTTATACCACAGATAATACAGGAAATAACATTGTTGTTCCACCAAGTCACATGATGCTACGCACTATCGTTAACAGCGATGCCAAGAGCTATCAATGGTTTGCTCCAGCAGGAACACGCCGTGGTGGTATTGACAATGCTACATCAGTGGGTTATGTTAATAAAGAAGGCGAATTTAGAACTGTAGCTTTATATGAAGGTCTGCGCAACGTATTGCACGATGTTAAGATCAATCCAATTGCTACATTGCCAGGTGTTGGTATTGTAAACATGGGTCAATATACTCGTGCTAAAAACGCCAGCGCATTGGATCGTATCAATGTGGTACGTTTAGTTGCATTCTTACGCAGACAGCTGGGTATTCTTGCCAAGCCATACTTGTTTGAACCTAACGATACACAAACACGTCGTGAAATCAAAGCGGCTGCTGAAAGCCTAATGCTAGAGTTAGTGGGTCAACGTGCTATCTATGACTTCCTTGTTGTATGTGATACTACAAACAACACACCTGCAAGAATTGATCGTAGCGAGTTGTACATGGACATTGCTATTGAACCAGTTAAAGCTGTCGAGTTTATCTATATTCCATTGAGAATCAAGAACACTGGCGAAATCGCAGCCG